GTAGTAAAAATAATGGAGTTCGAGTTCATAGCGTTCGTCTGGAGCTGGGCCCAGTAGGAGAGATAATTCATTTGTCAGCGCCAAGGGTTCGTCACTCGTTGTGGTCGGCCCAAAGATAGCGTAGTACCTTGGAAGCCCCGTGTCCGTACGTGATGGGTACGCCTGCCGGATGAAGTTAACATCTTTGTTAAGCAGGTACTCGTAGTCGCCATCAGCCTTAATCACTGCCAAAGAATATATCGACAAAAAGTCACTAGGTGCTGCGAGGTATGGACTAGCTGTTGTTGCCAAGCCTGTTACGTTCTTGCGCAGGTATGAAATCTGAACCGAGTTGTAAATGCGTTGCTCTGCGGCCTTAACGAAGACAGGGATATTCGCGATGAACTCCGGTTCCTCGGTCTCAGAGTAATTACGAATCGCAGCGGACAGCTCAGCGTAGTTCATATTTAAGCCATCGGCCCACGGGCCATCAAGCCCTTAGTTGCCGCACCAGTACCACGGATCTTAATGCCGCCGCCTTTAGCCATTTTGTGCATGGTTTTTTCATGCTCCTTGACGGCCTTTTTCGCAACGGTCTTGGCGACTTTCTTCATCTCTTTCATTTCAAACTCCTGTGGCAACGACGTTGCCTAACGATACCGTCAAGTTTAATGGATTTGGCGTCAAACTACCATACCCACCGCCTACGGGGTTCCACCCCCAAGTAAATACACGACTGCCACCTGTTAACTCACCGTCAGATCCAACCCCACCCACCGTGTAACCAGTCTCAGGTCTTGGATTTCTGAGCGCTTGTGGGTCGTTGACCGGTCGCTCGCCTAAAAAGGACTGTGGCTGCGGTGGCTCCCAACACTCTGAGCAAACTCGTATGTTCGTCTGAGTTCGTTTAACCGTAATTTTTTTCAGCTGCTTTAACTTAAAGCGTTGCCCGCAACGATCACACTGGGCAATTGCAAACTTACCAGAGGCAAACTGACTAGGCATATGCGCTCCTAATACGTCGCGATTCGAGGAACTATTCGAATTGGCGCTTTTTCTCTATCCTCGGACTGAGCCATATCTAACTGCTGTTCATAATCCATCTTTAGCTCAGCACGGCGACCGGGGTCAACAGGCAACTTCATCGACAAGTAATACGCAAGGCCCGCAATCATGCAGTTCAAAAATCTAAAAGGTACGTCGAGGGTCTGCGTTGAACCCGTTACATCCTGAATACGGCGCAGGCGCCAGTACACAAAAGTATATTGCGAGCCCGGCTCGTTAGGGGTGGGCCACACGTTAATCTTCGGGTTATCCCGTAGACGCTGAATCCATACTTGGATCGGGCGCCCTGTAGCGTTCTTGTTTGGGATTGTTGCGTACGTCGGTTCTGAAATGCGGCTGATGTTAATATCGGTTTGGTTCTGTGACGTACCCGTGCGAATAACCATGTCTAACAAGTCAATAGTATCGGCGGGGATGTCGTATGTTGCTTGCCCTGTTACCAGTGGGATAGACCCCTGTTCAATTGTCCACATATTTATGCCGCGATTAGCCAGCTCAATCGTCAGCAAATTCAAAGATCGCCGAGCAGTTTTCAGCTCATAGCCCGTACGCAGTTCTTGCCCGTTTCGCTCAAACGCCTCTTCAATAATGTCAGAGATGTCTAAGTTAAAGTTAGCCGTACCGGATGTGGTCATTTTCTGTAGCCTTTAACTTTTTGGGCAACCTTCTTTGGTTGCGCCACGAACTGCTTACCTTTCTTATTGCCCGCGGCTTTTGCCTTGTTTGTCGCGGCTTTCTCCGCAGGGCTCAGGGCACTCCATGCGGCGTCGGGTAGGTACCGCTTCTTTCCTTTTGATGGCGAACCATCTGAAGTGCGCCATTTCTGCTCACCCCATTTCTTCAAGGATTCTTGCGGTTTTTTCATCTAGCTTCTACTGCCTCATACGCCTGAAGTCTACTGCGTAACTCAACAATAATCTTATCACGCTCGGCAAGTTTTTTGATAAGATTAGCATTAATCTCACCTAGCGCAGTAAAACCCTCTAGCCTTTCCTGCTGGTCTAGAGCCATAGCTGATAATAATTGCTGACTAACCTCAAGCTGCTTCTGCACAAAATCAATCACGATAACCTCCGCCAGCTTTCTTATACTGCTGAGCCATTAGCTGGGCTTTTCTGGCGCTCCATTGCCCCGGGTTACCACCCTTACCGCCTGCTTTGATCCGGTTAAAGATCTGCTTACGTAGCTCAGGCTTGGTATAGTTACCCGCTTCGTTGACTTTGGACTTCGTCTTACCACCTTCCGCGTACATATCGAACTTATCGCCGTCCTTGCGCGTGCCCACTTTGGGGGACTGTTTGCCCATTTTGGGCACTTTACTGGGATTAATATCCCCCATGCCGCGAGAAGCTCTCATTACACAAACCGTCCTTTAGTTTTACCTTTGGTCGCGCAACCATCAGCTCGTTTAGAAACAGAACCACCTGCTGCTTTTTTAGTCGCTGTTTTAACCAGTGGCTTAGCCACATCTTCTTTAGTCGTTGTTTTAACCAGTGGCTTAGCCACTTCTTTTTTGGCAGCGGCTTTTTTAGTTAGCGATTTAACTAGCGGCTTAGCAACATTCTTGGCAAGCGTACCAAGACCTGCGGCTATAACTGGAAAAAGTGGTGCCGGCATGATTAAATTATCCTTCCTTTTGTTTTACCACGCTGGGCAATACCGTCAGCTCGTTTAGAAACGGATCCGCCTTTAGCCATTTTTTTAACCGCACCACCGTTCTTTTTGCCGCGGATTAAATCCATCAAATCACCAAAAGGCCCCTGCTTAGCGAAAGACTCTTGGCGCGCTTCGGCAGCCTTACCTGCGCCAACATCCCTAGGGAACGTCGTAGCCGGGCCAAACTGACTAGCTTTTTTTTCTGGCTTTTTAGGTTCTGGCTTTTTAGGTTCTGGACGTGGCGCTCGACGCGCTTTTTCTGAAACGGTTTCGGCTAAAGGACTGCTCTTTATTTTTTTGGGAGGTGCTACTTTTTTAGCGACGGCAACCGGCTCAGGCTTGTCGTAAAACTTAGACTTGTTTTCCGCTTTAGCCAGTTGTTCCGCAATAGCCTTACGGGCGCGTTCGCGGATGTCGTCGCTAAATCGAGCTTTGCCTTCACGGATGCCCCCACCGGCTTGATATTTTTTCATTACATCACCTTACACTTGGTTTTACCTTTCGTAGCGATACCATCAGCACGTTTTGACGCGTTGCCAACTGAACCACCCATAGCCATCTTAACCATTTTACCTTTTGTCTTACCCTTGGCCTCGACTCCACCACCCTTGGCCATTTTGCCTTTTGTTCCGCATTTCATAGTAGTATCCTTTGTAAATTCACGTCCAACCGATTGAGGTACCCCAGCCTTCTTGGCGAATTTGGGGTTGTTCGCTACTGCTTGCATAAATCGTTCTTGCTTCTTGCTGGTCGCAGGCACATTACCTCCAAAACTTGTCAATCAGCCAAACAAACCCGCCACTAAGCACTGAAGCAACACCCGCAACCGCCATTAAGGTACGCCAACCACCCTTTGCTTCTGATAGTGTCTCCTGTATCCCCGCCAATGAGCGTTTAATTTCGTCCATATCAGCCACCATTTTATCCATGTCTTGCTGGAGGTGTTTGATGTCGTTAGCGTGGGTAGCCAACTCACGAGCGGTTTGAATTGGGTCTTCCATATCTAGCATTTCCATCGTTTGAGGCTGGCTGCTTTGCGGGTAGGGCGACCTTTCTCGTCTTTCATGGGGCCGGGCATACCGCTCATACGGGCGCAAAAAGACTTCCGGCGGGCGGCGTCCTTCTTTGTTTTTGGGTTGGGCGCAGGGGCTTTAAGATTGGAACCAGTCTTGGCGTTGTACTTAGCACGACCTTTCGCGGTCAGCCCAGCACCTTTAGAGACCGGTAACTTCTCCCCACGTCCAACCGCTAGAGAGGGATTCTTCTTAGCCATTACGCAGCAGCGCCACCAACAAACAATACGGTCACACTAGTAATTTCAGCACTACTAATCGTGATGTGAATGCCGTCGGGAAACAAGATTCCATTATCTGGGATAGCCATATCCTGTGACCCTATCGCAGCGGGGGAGGTCATTACCATCAACGTAGTGCCAGAAGCACCGCCACTTTTAAAAGTAATAGTCGCAGGTGTATCGGAATGCGTAAAATACAAACCCGCAAGTCGTGACCGACCGTTAACCGCTTGCCCAGTTTCAGTCTTGCTGACTGAGGAAATATCGCTTGCAAAGCTCATAATTAACTCCTAAAAAAGTAAAACCCACGAATGTGGGTGGAGTTAATTAGCTAAGCGCAGCGCCTACAGCCGTCACCCAAGCAGAACCTGTGTTGATGACAATGCAGTATTCGTTGTTACCAGCGCCATTATCAGAAATAATATAAACGGCACCAACAGCGGTAGAAGCGGCGGTGGGGAGGTTAGCGGTGGTAACAACAGGAGCGATAAAGCCGTTATCTGAAGCTACTGGGCCAGAAAAAGTAGTACGCGCCATGATAATTCCTTTGTATATGCAGCACTTCGTCCTATAGTCTCTGCATCGTCCGCTGGGTCGGTCTATAGGACTGGGGTTTCCCAGTGTTAGTGTATTTATACTCCGTTTTTTAGCACGAAGCA